TCATTGTGCCGTGGTCTCTACTAAACTCTCCAGTGATCAAGTTACCTGTCCAATGACTTTTGCCTATACATTCAGGGCTACTGCTGGTCAAATCAATTCGATAGTGCTGGAACGGAGGAAAATTGCATTTGGTATATTTTGTTGTAGCTAGTACATCTTCATCGTACTCGGTGCGCACAATATCTTCATCTTCATCTTCAAGATCCAATTTAGCTCTAGCTTTGGCACTTTTAATTTCGTCAACAGGAATGTGATCCCACGTCATAACTCGGAAAACTACATCGGTGTCGGTAATAGTAGCTACATCTATCTCAAAGTCATCTAATTTGCGCTTTTCCCCAGATGCTAGTACTGCTGCTTCATGCGCAGCTCTTGCCAACCGATCTGCCCGAGCACTCCTGCCGGCCAAGATGGTTTGCGGTGTAATTTCAGAAACATCGTGCAAAATTACGTCATAGTCTGCATCTGCTGTGGTCAAAAATATGCAATAGGTATTTTTGCTTTTATGTATCTCTTTTAAGATGTCTTTGTTGTTAAGATAATTATGTTTGATAGTAGTTCTCCTTATAATATGTGTAGATTATACATTGAATAAATATTAAATACAAGAGGTTTTTATGGCAGCTTTAGATAATTTAGGTAAATCATATGGAGTACCATCCCATGAGTGATCTTGCTCAAGACGCACGACGCAAAATATCAAGGGTTGCTGATTCTACCACACTAAAAATAAAACAAGCACTTGCAACTTCCGAAACTCGAATCAATTTTGATGGAACTAATCGTCAAACAGACGATTGGCGAATAAAAGTCAGTGTGGGCTCAGGGTCCGGGCTATTGTATCAAAACCCGGGCGGAGTATTAGATCCGCTAACAAAAACCAATGGGGTAATTTTTCCCTATACTCCTAGTATTACTACCAGCTTTGCTGCTGGGTATTCCTTACAAAAGCTCACGCACAGCAACTATGCATCACATTTTTATGACAGCAGCGAAGTTGCTGCAATAAGCATAACTGGTGACTTCACAGTACAGAACGTACAAGATGGTCAATATCTATTAGCTTGTATTTATTTCTTTAGGGCTGCTACAAAAATGTTCTATGGAGCCAGCACACATATGGGTAATCCCCCGCCCTTGCTGTTTCTAGATGGTTACGGCAAGTACTATCTACCACATGTTCCTTGCGTATGTACTGCGTTTTCTCATACCATGGGAGCCGACGTTGACTATGTACAGATACCCGGCATTGGTACTACTACTAAAAATTCAGCAGGTAATGGTGCAACTGCTGCCACCGGCGAGGGTATTACTAGACTCCCCACATCAAGTCAGATACAGATATCACTACAACCAATCTACAGTCGCAGATCTGCTAGCAAATTTGATCTTGAAAACTTTGCCAAGGGCAAGCTATTAGATAAAGGATTTATTTAATGCCTACATACTCAAAAACAAGTCCATATTACAGCACACAGCAATTTGGTCGATTCCTTGATGTGCTGGTTCCTCGCAGCATACCAAAAAATACCAGTGATACCACCTACGTGATAGATTCTATATATGAATATAAACCACAACTGCTGGCATATGACTTGTACGATGATCCCACATTGTGGTGGGTCTTTGCCAGTCGTAACCCCAATGTACTGGTAGATCCCTTGTTTGACTTTACGTCCGGGACTACCATTTTCCTTCCTACAAAAAATACTCTGACAGTGGCCTTGGGCCTGTAAACATCAAGGATATATATGGCTACACCGCCAAGTCAATCAGCAGCAAGATCAAACGAGCAGGCCAATTCGGATTCTACAAAAGAACTATCTAGGACCAGCATAGTTGATGCCAGTACAGCTAGACCAAATCCATTATTTGAGTATCCAGACTATACCTATAGTCTGAGCCTGCACATCATACCTCCAGAAAAGTACAATGCCATAATGAACGGAGCCCCATACACAGCAACGTTTAATGCGCCTGAAGGCGCAGGGTGGGATTCACAGGGACGTAAAACCACTGCAACAGATCCCCGGGTCACCCCCAATCCAGACAACGACATAGGCCTTGTGCTGGTAGCCAGTGGTGGAAAGCGTAACTCTGATACCTATGCTAGAAGCCCCTACTTCAATGAAGATTTCTATTTTGAAAATTTAAATATGCAAACGGTTAACGGGTTAAACAGCAAATCTAAAAATAGCAACGCAATTAATGTAAATTTTACCTTGGTAGAACCATATGGGGTTACTTTCTTAGATAGGCTTTGGCTAGCTGCTGCTAGGGTACGAGCACACAGTTGGTCACAAATTCCCTATATGTTACAGATTGATTTTGTTGGCAATACAGAAGCAGGACAGCCGCTATCACCAATAAAGAATCAAACCAAATATATACCTATTAGAATAATAAATTGCAAAGTAAAAGTCACCGGCAAAGGTGCCGAATACGATATACAAGCAGTGCCATTCAACCAAACTGCATTTGATGAAAGTAATGCTAGTACCCCTGCAAACTTTGAAGTTCAGGCAACGACAGTAAAAGAATTTTTCAATGCTACGGGACTTGCAGGAGAGGCCACGGGTTTACTGGCAGTAAGTAACGCCAACAAAGAACGTGAAGATCAAGTCAATAAAGAAATAAGTGAGGAAGGGAAAAAATCAACCCCCAATGCAGCCAGGGTACAAACACTGCAAAAAACTCAGACTGAAATTAATCAAGCAGTCAAGGATTCTCCCTATGTTGTGGGTAGTTACACAGCAGCCATGAACAGCTATCAAAAACAATTGGTCAACAATCATTATCAAAACCATCCAGAAACATACGCTTTTGATTTTCACACTGATATATTAACTTCAGAAATAGTTGTACCTAAAAAGAATCCAACTAGTAGAACAGAATTAATAGATCCAGTCAAGGCTATTAGAGCCAAAGCAGGCATTACTGGGCTGGGTATTAATTTCAAGGAATCAAGTTTTAGTATTGCTGCTGGTACCAGCATAGTAGAAGTTATAAATTTAGTCATGCGCAGCAGCAAGTACATACGAGATCAGATTACTGATCCCGCAGAAGATCCGCCAGATGATCCAACAGTAGATACCAGTAATCCTCTCAATTGGTATAGAATCACCAGCACGGTAGAAGTATCAGAATTTGACATGGTTAGAGATACATACAGCAAAAAAATCACCTATCACATATATCCAACTGCTCTATACAACTCAAAATTTCCGCATGCTCCGCAGTCGCAGCCTAAAGAAATTGTCAAGCAATATGATTATATCTATACTGGAAAAAATGACAGCATAATTAATTTTGACATTAACTTTGATGCTATATTTTTTACCACAATCAGTGTTGACCGCGGCAATGCAGCACAAACTGTAGTACAACCAAAAAAAACAAAAAAGAAACCAGTTAATCAAGCTACCAACCAAAATCGCATACGATTTCAGAATCAGCAGCTCAAGATGGTGGCAGGGCAAGCAGACGTACCCAATACCAGCATGCCTGATACCAAATCGGTACTGGTAAATGATTTTTATAAATCCAGTCTAAGTAGCATGAATGGTGATATGATGACCCTAGATTTAAAAATTATTGGTGATCCCGAACTGATCAAACAGGACGATGTTTTTTTCAATATGAAAACAAATCCTTATCGGGGCCCCGGTCAAGTAACGGATCCAAATAACAGTGTGATGTTTGATAATACAGATAGATATGCCAAGGTAACTTTTAAGACCCCGGTGGATTTTGATCCTGCAACAGGATTTATGATCACAGATACTAGGTATACTACCGCAGCCTTTAGTGGCATATATAAAATTGTAAAAGTGGATAATAATTTTCAAAGTGGACAATTTACGCAGACTATGAAATTAATTCGTATATTTGATAACTTAGAGGATCCTGAAGGTCCTAACTTGGCTGGTGGTGAAATTGCAATACGTGCCGAGTCTCCAAAAACAATACCTGAGGCCAAAACACCAGCTGATCGGCCCCCGGCCTCAGGTACAGTTAATACACCATCTAGTGGCGTAGTACCCAATCGACAATCTTCGGGTGACGATGAGGCAAACACCACTAGACCGGCCACCAACAGCAGCACATCTAATGCAAACACACAGCAGACCGCCAATGATGCATTAAAATTAAAACAATCTTTAGCCAATGTCAAGGCCGTACCAATTAACAGTGGACCCAACCCATGAGAGACAAACGAATAGGCAAATTACCCCCGTCGCATTTTCGACGGGAGGAATCATCAATACCATTGGATCCTGGTCCGTTTGTGGCCAAGGTAAAAAATAATTTAGATCCTACTAGGTCGGGTCGACTACAGGTGTGGATTCCAGATCTAGGTGCCGGCCAAGAAGAAAAAGTAGAAAACTGGCGTACAGTTAGCTACGCTAGTCCGTTTTTTGGTAGTACCTACCAAGATGACAATGAACAAAATGCATTCCAAAAAGTAAAGCACACATACGGTATGTGGTTTGTTCCGCCCGACATAGGCAACTTTGTCTTGTGTACCTTTGTTGCTGGTGATGCCAATCGTGGATTTTGGTTTGCTTGCGTTCCAAACATGATAGGACATCACATGGTTCCTGGTATGGCCGGAAGCCCAAGAGTAGACACCAGTCAAATTGATGATCCTATAGTAGCATCAGTATATCCCAAAAGTCCCAACGATACAGTAGTTGCTGAATTTAACGAAAATAAAGACGTTGACTGGGCTAATTTTGTTAATTTGCCCAAGCCTATACATGAGGAACATGTTAAGGTATTGATTGCGCAAGGGCTATATCAAGATTATATTCGAGGAATAATATCTAGCAGCAGCCAACGAGAAATGCCTAGTGCAGTATTTGGCATCAGTACGCCGGGCCGTGCAATTAAAGATCCTGAAGTAACCCCAGTACTGATAGCCAATATTGAAACTGGTACTTTATATGAAAAAGATTATGCTATCCGTGGACGAAAAGGCGGCCACCAATTTGTCATGGATGATGGCAACTGGCAAGATAAGGATAGACTAGTTCGCTTGCGTACTAGTGGCGGTCACCAGATACTAATGAATGATAGTGAGCACATATTATACATTGGTAACAGTGATGGCAGCGCATGGATTGAACTCACTGGACCAGGCCATATGAATATTTACACTACCAGTAGTGTAAACGTTCGAGCGCAACAAGATATAAATTTACATGCAGATAACGATATTAACATTAATGCAGGAAATAATATAAATGTCAGCGCCGGCAAAGCATTTAATTTACAGTCCCAGGACATGAACATTAATGCTGGCCAAACCCTTACCATGTTTGGTAGCACAGTTGGCATTGGTAGCAGCGGTTCGTTAAATCTAAATGCAACCGGCACTGGAACTTTTAATGGTAGCACTGGTTTATATCTTACTGGTAGTATACTAACCTTAAACGAAGGAGGCGCAGTTGGTATACGTCGCCCTGATTCACTTACTATGAATAAATTGCCTGATACTGGCAAAGAAGGTAATGTTTGGAAAAGTGTTGATGGAGCACTATCTACCATAGTACCAATAGCACCCACGCACGAGCCATGGAAATTGCACATGGAGACCACGTTGGCCGGCTATACAGTAGCAACCAATGGACAAGCTGCAACTGCTACCCCCGGTGGAGTTGCAGCTGGTGGTACAACAGCTACCGCTGCATCCGCAATACCAACAATTCCCGGTGCCGGAGTTACATCAGGATCGCCCCCTGCAAAAAATTTGCCAATTGTAGAATGTAAAGGCGGTAACAAGCCAACAGATGCAGGGCCCGCCGGCGCTGAAAGCAAAGGAATAAAAAATCCAGTCAACAAGTCCTATATTAATAGGGTAGATAACCCAGATCCGCCGGGCACAGTTGGTCCATTAACAGTGGCACAGACAAAAGGGTTAATGACTCAGCTGGGCTGGAACGAAAGTGGATTTGATTACAGCGCAGTAAATCAATACAACTACTCGGGAAAATATCAAATGGGCGCCGCGGCGCTGACAGATCTAGGTTATATTAAACCGGATGCATATAAGTTAGCTGGCAATAAATGTCTTGATAATCCCAGTAGCTGGACAACTAAAGCACAAAGCGAAGGTGTTGATTCCAAGCAAGCATTCTTAAAAAACGGTCCGTTTCAAGAAAAAGCCATGTACAACCTTTTAAAAGCGAACTACAACACATTGACCCAAATTGGTGGCATCAAGCCCGGGGATGATCAATGTACTGTGGCCGGCTCACTAGCAGCCGCGCACCTATTGGGCGCCGGCGGATCAAAGACCTGGCGTAATACCGGTGGAGGCCAGGATGCCAACGGCACAACAGGTACCACTTATTTTAACATGGGACGCTACGCTGTGGATGTACTAGCTGCACCCAAAACTGCATAGGGTTAAATACATTATGAGCACTTACCGCGGATTCAGCACCTATAACCGATTTAAAAAATTCCGTCTGACGGATTTTGATCTAGCCAAGCAGGACCTTTTCAATAATTTTAATATCCGCAAAGGGGAAAAGTTAATGAATCCCAAATTTGGCACCATAGTATGGGATATGTTGTTTGAACCATTTACATCTGAGACTAAACAGCAGATAGTTGACGATATAACACGCATAGCGCAAACAGATCCACGGTTGATATTAAATCAAGTCACTGTGACACAGTACACACATGGAATACAATTGGCATTAGAAATAACATATATTCCAAATAATCAGACCGAACAGATGTTCATTGATTTCAATCAGAAGACAAATGCAGCATCTATGACCAATTAAGTATGCGTATTATAAACACCATAAATATTAGATACTGGGCATAGAATGGCAATTAACACAAGACAAAACAGTTTATTAGTAGCTGAAAATTGGAAAAAGATCTATCAGACTTTTCAAGAAGCAGATTTTACCAGTTACGACTTTGAAACTCTGCGTAAGAGCATGATTGATTACCTCAAGACTTACTATCCTGAGGACTTTAACGATTTTACTGAAAGCAGCGAATATATTGCCTTGATTGATTTGATTGCTTTTATGGGACAAAGCCTGGCGTTTAGAACAGATCTAAATGCCCGAGAAAACTATATAGACACAGCTGAACGCAGGGATAGCATACTTAAATTGGCCCGCCTAGTTAGCTATAACCCCAAACGCAACATATCTGCTGCTGGTCTACTTAAAATTGACAGCGTTACCACAACAGAAGCAATCTACGACAGCAACGGGCTTAACTTAACTGGTGTAGTTGTAAACTGGAACGACAGTACCAATGACAGTTGGTTGGAACAATTTAACACAGTAATCAATGCTGGGCTATCTACCAGTCAAGTCGTTGGCAAGCCCGGCAATACACAAACAATTGATGGTGTTCGTACTGAAGAATACAGTATAAACATCATACCTGGCGTATTGAGCACATACCAATTTGAGCAAAGTATCGAAGGTGTTAACATGACGTTTGAAGCAGTTAGTGCAACCAGCTTGGGAAAAAGTTACATCTACGAAGTTGCACCAAAAACAAACAGTTTTTTTAATATCCTATATCGCAACGACAACTACGGCAATGGATCAAACGATACTGGATTTTTTGTTTATTTTAAACAAGGAACACTGGCTAGTCAGGATTTTTCCTTTAGCGGTGCTATTCCTAATAGGGTGCAAAGTCTCAGCAACGGCAACGTTAATAACACCGACGTATGGGTATATGCCCTAGATGCCAACGGTGCTGTAAATAACTTATGGACCAGCGTTCCGGCTGTAGCTGGTGTAAATGTGATCTATACAAAAGAATCACAGAGAAATCTCTATCAAATTAACTCTCGCGCAGGCGATCAAATTGATCTAGTATTTGGTGACGGTAGCTTTGCTAATATCCCGCAAGGTAATTTTAGAATTTACTACCGCAGCGGAACAGGTTTAACCTATAAGATTACTCCTGACGAAATGCAAAATATCACAGTAGCTATCCAGTACGTTAGTCGCACAGGCAGAGCAGAAACATTGACCATGCGTGCCAGCTTGCAGTACTCGGTGGCTAACGCAACATCACGTGAAACACTAGAACAGATACGCCAACGTGCGCCACAAACCTACTATACACAAAATCGCATGATAACTGGTGAGGATTATAACATAGTTCCTTTTACCAGCTTCACCAACATCATTAAAGTTAAAAGTATCAACCGTACTAGTTCGGGACTAAGCCGGTTCTTAGATACACTGGACACCACCGGTAAATTCTCAAGTACTAATGTTGTAGGTACTGACGGTATTGTTTATGCAAATCCGTTTGTACGTAACTTTAAATCTATCTTGTTTTCTAATGCTGGTATTGTTAACATGATTAATCAACAGCTAGTGGCCGAAATCATAGCGTCCACAGAAATGATGCATCTTTACTATGCAAACTATCCCACATATGCAGTACCTAATTGTGTGTGGAATTTAAGCACCGTAGGATCAAACAGTTCTACTGGGTACTTTACTAAAAATTTAAAACCACTACCTATTGCTGGTCGTGTTAGTGGCAACACAGCCGGTTATATAAGAAAAGGTGCTATCATTAGATTTAATGCTCCAACTGGCTACTACCTTGATATTAACAATAACCTGCTGCCCGGTATGCCGTCGCAGATTACAGATCATTTATTTGTCTATGCTGGCGTTGGCGAAGTGTTTGGAGATGGTACTAATAACGGACTTGGTAATTTTACATCAGGTATCGGCCCAGTGACACTGAATATTAAAATACCAACTGGATGTCTAGTGGGTGCAGTATATCCAATATTTAAAAATAACTTCACCAGTACCTTTACAAATTCTGTAGTGGCCTTGATGCAGGGTTTTAAAACATTTGGTATTCGATATGACAGCGTAAAGCAATATTGGGCGGTCATTAAAGAAGAAAATCTTGGCACAGGCGAGTTTAGCCTAGATGATCAAGGTGATGATAGTGCCACTGGTTTAGATCGCAGTTGGTTAATTAAAGCCATGTTTTCTGACAACGCTTACACCATATATTATTGTGGATTAGAATATGTGTTTCAAAGTGCAGGGGAAACTACATTTTTCTTTGACAAGAAAAATAAAACATACGATACAAAAACTGGTACAGTATTATATGATCAAATTACCGTATTAAAAGTTAATCCGCAAGCAGATTCTGCTGCTCCCCTGGGATACGATTATACTTGGTACATTGATAAACCTATCATTGGAACTGATGGGTTGTCTAGTAGTGATAAAATACTTGTGACTTTCCAAGACAGTAATGGTGATAACATACCAACTGATCCTGGCTTGTTTGAATCTATTGTGGTACCGACGGTAAATCCCGCTGCCAAATTTGTCTACTTCCAACTAGTTCCCGGATATGAGAGATTCCAAGATACAATATCAGTTAATACTAGTTTGATATTCAGCAGATACGCCACTTATGCAGACATACAAGCAAATAGGCGCACCTTTCAACCCGGACAACTATTTTATGCAACCACTGATAACGTATTCTATCAATTAAACAGTTCCATGATTTTGTCTATTCGGACAGACTATGTGGCAAAAATTGGGCGACAAAGTTTATCGTTTCAGTATAAACACAACAGCCCAAGCAACAGAAGGATTGATCCTGCTAGTAGTAATATAAATGACCTTTATCTATTGACATCAAGTTATTGGAATGATTATAAAAACTGGATACAAGATACCAGTAACAAAGTATCCAAACCAATGGCACCAACTACGCAAGAATTATCTGCCGATTTTGACTCACTGAATGATCAACGCAGCGTCAGCGATACTATTATTTTTAATAGTGCAATTTTTAAACCTATATTTGGTAAAAAAGCTGATAGCAGCCTACAGGCAATATTTAAAGTAGTAAAAAATTCAGCTATAGCTACCAGTGACAACGATATTAAATCTAGTGTTATTAATGCTATCAATACTTATTTTGATATCAATAATTGGGATTTTGGAGAAATATTCTATTTCAGTGAATTAAGCGCATACCTACATCAAGTGCTAACACCAAACATTGCATCTATAGTAATAGTACCTGCAAATGTCAATGTTAGCTTTGGAAATTTATATCAAATCAATGCTAATCCTTATGAAATTATTATCAGTGCAGCCACAGTTGAAAATGTAGAAATCATTACGTCGTTGTCTGCATCCCAGCTCAACATGGGACTAAATTAATATATGGCCACCAGCAGAACATTACAATTCCTACCTGAGATATTCCAAACTGATACTAACAGTAAATTCCTATCGGCTACTCTGGATCAACTAATATCTGAACCTGATTTGGTTAGAATTGATGGATACGTTGGACGCAAGTTTGCGCCCACATATCAATTTAAAGATAATTATATTCTTGAATCCACTAATGATAGATCAAGCTATCAACTTGAGCCCAGCTTGATCGCAAAAGCAGTTGATGGTACCATTGACCAGTATAGTGGTTATACTGACCTGATCAATAAATTAAAATACTACGGCGCCGAAACAACAAATCATGACAGATTATTTCAATCTGAAATGTACACCTACAATGGCTTGTTTGACTTTGATAAATTTATCAACTACAGCCAGTACTATTGGCTACCTAATGGAATTGACCCGGTTGTTATAACATCCACGGTTGTCAACAGTCAGCAGACTTTTATTCTCACAGCAGATACTAATACCAAGTTAATTAATATCCAAAATCAATCAGAGAATAATCCAGCACTGACCTTTGTACGCGGCGGCCTGTATAAGTTTTATACTAATCGTCCCGGAGCACGAATTTGGATACAAACCGAGCCGGGAGTCTCTGGATTTAAAAGATCGCAACCAGTAATCAGCACTAGAGATATACTGGGTGTTAGTAACAACGGCACTGATCATGGTACAATTGAATTTAGTGTGCCACTAGATACTGCGCAAGACAACTTCTTAAAGATGCCAATATTGGCATCTGTTAGTTATGCAACTACACAATTAATTGATGACGTTAGAGGCCATAGACTAAGTGAGTTGCCCAACGGCATTGATGGCAGCATCACTGATCCCAACTACAAAACTGTAATATTTTTGTCATCCAATGATACTACAATCTATAAAATACAATTGGTTACCAACGGGAACGATACAGACTTTATACAATTAGAAGTTGTGTGTACTATACCAGTGGACACTAGAGTCTATGTCAGATCAGGTGAAACTAACATTGGTACAGAGTTTTATAACAATGCAGGTCAGCTGGAGCAAATACCACCATTGACTAGCAACCTTGATCGTCTGTACTACCAAGACGAATCAAATCCAGATGCTTACGGTACCATTGATCTAGTAAATAATGCCGTAGAATCAATTGATATTGGTCAAGACATACTTGGTCGTACTAGCTACACTAGCCCTACTGGGGTAGTATTTACCAACGGATTAATGGTTAAATTTGACAGTTCAGTTAGCCCAGCAAAATATGCAAATAGTACATACGTAGTTGAAGGTGTTGGGCGCAACATAACTTTAGTAAAATTTGATGACTTGGCATTCCCTGAGCCTGGTTTAGCAGAAGCCAAACAAGTTCCGTGGGATCACATACCTTATGCTAGCGGTAATTGGGACGAGCCCTTTAAGGGCCCACCAACACCAGACTATGTAGTTTGTAATCGCGGATCACTTGATTTAAATGCCTGGTCACGCCAAAATCGTTGGTTTCATGGCGACGTGGTTACAGCAGCCGCTAGATATAACAACACAACTGCTACATTTGAGCAGGCCACAAGAGCACAACGTCCTATAATTGAATTTGAGACTAGCCTACAGTTATTTAATAACGGCAGGGTTGGTAAAAGTCCTGCAGATATTATTGATACTACAACAACTGATACTTTTAGAGATTTACGCACTCGTTCTGTTGATTTTGTCAATCAAGGGCTAGTTTACACACTGAATTTTACCCCGGATGATACTGATGTTATAACGGTTACCGCAGGTGGCGTATTAGTACCACCAGGCCAGTACAGTATTTTTGGTAACGTACTGACATTGTCAGAGTACCAAATGGGATTTGATATCAAGGTAGAAGCCAATAACTATCGCGATTCAATACAACACAGCAGATCGTTAACAGTAAATGGGATTACGTTTGAGGAAGGTCAACGTGTGCTATTTGCTGCCGATCGTGATCCATTGGTTCGTACGCAGATTTATCTAATACAGTATTCACTACAAGATAATTCTGCCAAAGCATCATACTATGATGGCAAAGGTCGCGGCCAAATATCAATTGAACCAGCCACAATTAACTTTGCCATCATTAGTGATCCAGTAAAGAATGTGCTAGACACTGATCCTACTGCTGCCACTAGATATACCTGGGAAGTAATTGGATCATCAGACATTTTAACTGCAATTGAAGTGGCTGGATTAGATTATCCAGGCTCGGGGGCTGTTGGAAAGATAACTCAAATTGATAATTTGGGATCACGTCATTACTTGATACATTTTACAACACCATATACGCTAATTGAGTTTAATAACTTTGACGTTAAATTACTTGCACCTACCGGTAACAATTATGTATATGGTATCAATACAGCATTTACAACCGATTTAAAAGTTGGCGGTGCAATGTATAATCTAGATGGAATATATCTAGGCACAGTGGCGTTTATCATTAACGATACAAAATTAAGACTAGTAGCAGATGCAGCAGCACCGTTAATCAATGCTGAGTTTTACTATAGAGATCCCAGAATACAATTGATTGTATCTGAAGATCCAGACGATGTATTGGTTGAGTACGACAGTATTGTATCTATTGGTGGACCAAACAAAGGTGTTACATTTTGGTATAATGGCACTGCATGGATTCAAGGACAACAGAAACGTGGCATTAACCGGTCACCAAAATTTGATGTATTTGACATGCAAGGAAGGTCACTCAGTGACCCGGCATATCCGTCTAGCAAATTTGTGGGCACTGATATATTTTCTTATACAATTGGGTCTGGCACTGTTGATACCGTATTAGGGTTTCCCCTGGCATATAGGAATTTTAATTCCATAGCCGACATATTGTTCAACAATAATTTTGATCTTGATCAATTTCAGTATTTGGTGAATGATACATTTGTATCTAAAAATATTAACTTGGGATACCTACGTGAGAATAAATCTTATACTGACTTTATCCCACGTACTGCATGGACCACATGCCTTGAACCTAGTAAGCAATATCAAATTATCAATACAATAGCAACCAGCGATGCTAATTATTTTGCAATAGATATTTTACCAGATATTGCTGTTGATATTCCTACATTAAAAGTTTATGTAAACAATACACTTTTAACAAGTTCCATGTACGACCTAGTAAAAATTGGTGCAGTAAATACAGTACATATCAAATCAGTGGTAGTAGCTGGTGATAACATTGACCTATTGATTTTTAATAGTAAAACATCCAGTGCAGTTGGGTATTATCAAATTCCTGATAATTTAAACTATAACAGTAAAAATGTTAATGTAACATCAATGTCGTTGGGACAACTCAGAAATCATGTCACATTGACTGGTCAAAATGCATTACGTTTAACTGGGCAATTACCTGGCGCCAGCAACCTTCGAGATATTGATATTAAATTTTCTGGTGGTAATATACTGCAATCGGCTGCGCCTATAATATATGCCAGTTTGTTTTTAATATCAAAACAGGTCAATTTCATAAACGGAATTGATTACGCTCGCAGAGAGTATACTAAATTTAAAAATAAATTTTTAGAAGTGGCAGTGAATCTAGCTGGTTTAAATTATAACGATCCCTCTAGTGCAATTGATATAATTTTAGAAACAATTAACATAGCAAAAAATCCATCATTCCCATGGTATATTAGCGACATGGTACCATATGGCAAGTATGCGTCTACTCATTATTCAGTTATTAATCCACGTGATCGCCAGTTTAAAATTGATAGTATCTTTGATATTAACAAATTGCAAAGCCGTGCAGTAATGGTCTATAATGGAAAACAATTGTTAACATATGGCATTGACTATACATTTTCCACTGATAGACCATCGGTTATAATTAATGATACAATATATTTAATAACTGGGTCAGTGATTGAGATTCGAGAATACGATACTGATGGAAATTATATACCCGAAACTCCTACTAAATTGGGATTATATCCTAAATTTATACCAAAATTATATACGGATGCTACTTATGTAGATCCTGTACAAGTTATCCGCGGGCATGATGGTAGCATTACACCAGCTTTTGGCGATTTTAGAGATTTGTTTTTACTTGAATTAGAAACTAGGATATATAACAATATCAAGATAAATCATGAGCAATCGGCCATGGATGTGCGCGATTATATTCCTGGAAGATTTAGGTCAACCGACTACACTCATAATGAATTTAATAATATTATACAAGCTTCTCTGTTGAAGTGGGCAGGTACTAATCAAGTTGATATTTCATCTAACAGCTACTTTGATTCAAATAATCCGTTCAGCTATAATTATAAAACCAGTACAGATGTTATTTACAATCAGCTATTGCCTGGCTACTGGAGAGGAATTTATCGGTATTTCTTTGATACCGACCAACCACACTCTTGCCCATGGGAAATGCTAGGTTTCACTGATGAACCTGCATGGTGGACTGGTGTGTATGGCCCGGCGCCATATACATCAGAAAATCAATTGCTGTGGACGGATCTGGCAGCCGGTACAATAAAACAAGGCGTCCGTGCTGGTACCTACAGCAAGTATGCTCGCCCCAAATTGCTGTCAGTAATTCCAGTTGATGAGCACGGTAATCTAGTACCACCCATGGGTAAAATTGCCAAACAATTTAACAGCGGACGCATGGGAGATGTATTTGCCATTGGCGACAGTGGCCCAGCAGAAACAGCTTGGCAACGTAGCAGCGAGTATCCATTTGCGCTACAACAAGCAGTTGCATTAATGAAACCAGCTGTATATTTTGCCACATTATTTGATACAAATGTCTATAAGAAGAATGTGCTATTAAATCAATATCAAATGTCAACCACTGGTGGCAGAGTAACCCCTGCGTCTATAACCATACCAGGTGAAATAGTCAACAACACCGTAACACGTACAGCAGGTTACATTAATTACATTGGCGATTACCTAGTCAGCCTGGGCATATCTGCGCCAACTAAGATAAAAACTTTATTAGATAATTTTGACATACAATTGGCTTATCGGGTTGCGGGATTCACTGACAAGAAATATCTTACAGCACTTGCTGATCAATTTAGCCCAACTAGTATAAATGAATCTATTATAATTCCTGATCGAAATTATCAAATTCAACTTAACAAGAGTGTACCAACAGATCGAGTGGTCTATAGCGCAGTCATAGTCAAAAAAACTCCATCTGGTTATGCTGTAACCGGATACGATACTGCATCTCCATATTTTACTATTATTCCTAGTAATACCAACGGTGAGAGCTATGCAATTACTGTACAAAATATCAGCGCAACTATTTATAAAACATACCAATTTAGTAAATTGACAGTACCATATGGGTATGAATTTACGTCCAGACAACAGCTGGTAGATTTTTTAGTCAGCTATCAGCGTTTTTTAAACAGCCGAGGATTTATCTTTGATCAATACAATCCAGATTTGGGAGCAGTTCAAGATTGGGTAGTAAGCGCACAAGAATTCCTTACATGGACCCTACAGGGATGGAAGACCGGTAGTTTATTAATATTGAGTCCATGCAATTCAAAACTTAATCTAATAAGTGAGTTATCAGTTGTTGATGAAATTACTAACGAGCCCTTGGGCAGCAAGATATTAGATCCTAATTTTGCTGTAATTAAAAAGAATAATTTAGTCATCCTGCGCCGGGCCGGCAATTTCACAATACAGACAGCCAATGCACAAACTATTGCCTATGCCGAATTGGATCTAGTACAATTTGAGCATGTATTGATATTTGATAATACTACCATATTCAACGATGTAGTTTATTTGCCGGAGTTAGGTAGTCGCCAATATCGTATCAAACTGGTAGGCAATAAAACAAATAACTGGGACGGATCATTAAGTGCGCCCGGGTTTATATATAATTCAACAAAGGTTGATGAATGGCGCAGTGGTAAAGATTATCTCAAAGGCGATATTGTTTTGTATAAAAATACCTACCATGTTGCGCTAACTAATTTGGTAGCAGCTAACATGTTTGCTGTAAATAGTTGGAGGATAATCGATAAGTCATCTATTAAGACTGGTTTACTACCTAATTTTGCCACCAATGCAGCTAAATCAATTGCCGCATATGATGTGGATAACAGTGCTGTTGACGAGATAACACAACAGTTTAGTTCAAGTTTGATTGGATTCCGCAGCAGAAACTATCTCAATGATCTCAGCGTTAGTACTGCTAGTCAAATTAAATTCTATCAAGGATTTATTAAAGAAAAAGGTACCAAGAATGCGATTGATGCATTAAAAAATACATCGTTTAATAATTTACAAAACAATGTTTCTTATTTTGAGGAGTGGGGACTTCGTGTAGGTGAGTACGGAGCGCAGACCAGCAACAACACTGTAGAAATACAGCTAAGTGACTCGTGGTTAGTCACTACACAATTGGGAATAACTATAACTGATAATACTGATCAGTCTACTATTCCGGGAATGATATCAATAAAAGATAAAAATTTATATTCTAAGCCATTCCAAATTGGTCCTGTTAAATTCCTTAACCGAGACGCTAATACTGATCAAGGAAACGATATACAGACTGCCGGTTATGTAAATCTAGATGATGTTGACGCAACAGTATTCGATGGTAGCTCATATGATTCTTTAAAGGCCAAGTTAAACGATATCAACAGTGGATATACTATATGGGTGGCCAAAAGTACCAATCGAGATTGGGATATCTATCGCGTAAATGAAACTAAAAATACCGTTGTGAGTGTAGTTTATTCTTTAGATTTATCTGCCACTGTGTCTACAAAAAATCGACACGGATTTGCAATTGGTGATACGGTCATTGTAAAACAATTTAATTCTAATATTAACGGATTTCATACAGTCGCTGACATATCAGCAAATGGTAGAGAATTTACTATTGCAACAACAGCCGAATTAAGCAAATTGTTACGAACCACACCGATGACCGGTACTGGTGTATTGATGGTATTACATTCTTTAAGATTTACCTCTCCAAAATACATTGCCGGAGCAACTCCATTACATACATGGAAGGACGGGGACTTAACATGGGTTGACTCTAATCATCAAGGACTGTGGGCAATTTATAAAAAGCAAAGTCCATGGTCATTCAATGACAGCGTAGAAATAAAAAAATATCAGCACGGCGCCGGTTTCTTATATGGTACATCAGTCAAGATCAACCCCGCAGGAGATACAATGGTTGTTGGTAGTCCTGGCGAGTTTAATAACCGCGGTACACTGCACATATTCAACAACGATACTATTAAAAAAGAAATACCAATACTAACAATAACCAATATTGATATAATTGGATTGGGGCAGAGTGTTGACTATACCAACTTACACATCATGGCCGGGGCACCAAATTCTAATAATAAAACTGGAACTGTTGTTATATATTCTCAAGTTGGCAACGTATATGTTCGCGCAGTACAATATATTACTTCTCCTGATTCAACTCCAGGTGCCAAATTTGGATTTAGCATATCGGCCAGTCAAAATGGTCGTTGGTTATATGTGGGCAGCCCTGGCGCAGACAAAGTTCATGCATACCAATTGCAAACTTATGAGTTTAAGACAAAAGCATTTAGTGCAACCCCCGGCGTAACACACTACACAGTACCTTATACTATAACAAATGCCAATAGTATTGCTGTTTATTATAAAGATGCACTGCTAGAACTTGGAACAGATTATACAGTATTAAACAATACGGTGATACTATCATCAAACTCGATTGATGCCATGGATTTAATTCCTGAAGTTATGAATACCAGGTTCAATGACTTCTTGGTTGTAAATCAAAGATCATATTATTCCTATGTTAGTACTGTACAAGGTACAACAAATTCAGGGTTTGGCTATAATGTTAAAACTGAAAACACTGGAAACATGCTAGTTGTAGGCGCCCCGGATGCTACTGTAAATGAAGTAATATATGCTGGCGCTGCGTTTGTTTATAAAAATACCGGTAATGGCCCAGACCTAATACAAGAACTTGCAGCTGACTATCCCACCTATCGTGGCAGGGTTGGCGTCAGCGTAGAAATCTGTCCAAATGATTGTAGTGTTTATGTTGGCGCACCCGGCTATAGTTATTCTGGATATTCTGGTGGCGCAGTATTTAGATTTGTTAATGCTGGCCTAGTATCAGGCCAAGTAATCGGTACACCATTGGTTACAATATTGACAGCAGGCTCAATATCAATCAACGGAATTACTTTAGAATTTACTGGTGGTTCATTAAATAATTTTGCAACAGCAGTAAACTCTGCTGCAATATTAGGAGTCACTGCTGCGGTTAGTAATGACAATATAGTAATCTCGTCATCTATTACTAATACTCTTAATAGATTAAATATTATTCCTTTAACTGGCAATCTATTAGACCAATTGGGAATTTTAATCTTCCAAGCAACACAAAAGATTGTTAAACCATTTACCTCGTCCCAGGGGGACCGTTTTGGTACTCGCTTACGTATTTCACCAGACGCTGAAACACTATTAATTAGTGCGCAAGGCGGGTCTTCAACAGAATATGCAGCCCTAGATAGTAAAACAACAACATTTGATAGTGACAATACTAAATTTATGGACTACACAGTGGGAACCGGCGTAGTATACTCATATGATTACTTGTCTTCCACTATTGCTGATATTGATCCATATGGCACATTTGGTTTTAGTCAAGATTTTACAGCACCGCAGTTAATAATAGGCGATGGGTTTGGTAGTGGTATTGATTTTAATGCCAATACTATGCTAATAGGGTCTGCATTTCACGACGACAATTTCTTGCCAAGTGGTCGTGACTCTGGGGAAGTATACAGATTTACAAATATCAATGGCGGTAAAGGATGGGCATTGCTACGACAACAACTGCCTAGTGTAGATGTAACTGGAATAACTGGAGTGCATTTATATGATCGTGTCAAACGTGAAACACTAACTCCATTGGATTATATTGATCCAATAAAAGGCAAAATATTTGGTGTTGCTGACTCTGCACTTGATTATAAATCAAGCTGGGATCCAGCCAGTTATAATACTGGTACAGCAATCAATCAAACACTAAGTGACGAATATCATTGGAATAGCGCACAGGTTGGTAAAACATGGTGGAACTTGGACACTGCTAGATTTATTAATTATGAACAACAAGATTTAAATTATCGTTTAAAAAATTGGGGTAAGTTGTTCCCGGGCAGTACAATTTCTGTATACGAATGGATATCTAGCTCAGTAACACCTAGTAAATATTCTAAATTTAACAAAGGCACACCGTTGTATCCAGATGATAGTGCTTACGTAATGATTAATGGGGTAGATACAAGTACCGGGATAATCATTACTACCTATTATTATTGGGTAAGGGGGATTACAACAGTGCCAGCAAACGGTGAAAGAACACTGAGTGTACTAGCAATAGAAAATTTAATATCAGATCCAACTGCTCAAAACATACCTTATGCTGCAATTCTTTCAGACAATAGCATTGGATTAATTAATTGCCAAGACTATATTTCGGCAAATAGTACTGTTTTGCAAATAAATTATGAAAAGATAACAAATAAAAATATTATCCATAATGAATTTGAATTAGTACAACAAGGTAATGGCGCAATTTCATTCCCTAGTAGAATCATTGACAAGCTAGTAGACAGTCTTAGCGGCACAGATAGTATGAGTAATCCGGTTCCTGATATTTCGTTACCCCGGGCACAACAACTTGGCCTATCTCTACGCCCGCGTCAGACGCTGGTAATAGACAAAAACTCAGCCATGCATAATATGGTTCAGTATGTAAACTCAGTCTTTACAACCACTGCTGCTGCAACTAAGCTACAAAATACAATTAAATTTGTTTCAACATATTGGTTCCAGGCCGATCCAGAACCAACTCCAGTATCAACTCCAGTATCAACAACATCCGGTGTGGCTTATTTTAAAGTAACTGATGGCGTTGGGAATAATGATTTTGTAATTAAATTAACAGATCCGGCAAAAATTCAAAATGCTAGAGATCAACTAAACAATGTTGTTCCTAAACTATCCATTACTGGCTTAATTATAAAAAGCACAGTAGATTATAATCCAAATTACAGTTACCATTACGACTCTAATACAATTGACTTTTTTGAAGTTGCTACAGAAGTCTGCGATGCAACTTTTGAGTATACTGAAGATAATTTAGCAGATGCTGGCGGTGCATTCTTACCAGGGTTAAGATTGTGCCCATGGAACAGTCTTCTACTAGAAGAAGTTGTAGTATCTGCAGAGTCAACAGCATCTACATATCACCACCGTGTTGCGGATTTAACTGAGAGAGAATATGTAATCAAGGTTCCGGGCGAGCGCACACTGGTTGCCAGCGACTCTGATTTTTCAAACTTATGGACTTTATATCAAGTGCTTGAAGACGGGACTTGGGAACTGGTTAAAAATCAAACCTACGATACAACCAAACTTTGGGATTTTGACACATGGTACCACAACAACTATACAGTTGGCAGCATACCAAATTACGTTGTAGCAGAATATAAAGATATTGAAAAATTAAACATTCAAATTGGCGACATTGTTAAGGTATTGAACAATTCGGTTACTGGATTTGAAATATACCAATTTGCCACAGGACGTGTAGCTACATTGGTTGCAGTAGAGCGCGGAACACTTAAATTAAATGATTTAATTTGGGACATTAATATCAATGGTGTAGGATTTGATAATGCTGCATTTGATACCACTACCTTTGACAAGGACTATGCACAAGAAACTAGAAATATACTAACAGGATTAGAAAAAAATATATTTATTGATGACCTATTAGACAACTATAATCGATTAATGTTTGTTGCTATAGAATATATTCTTAGCGAACAAAAATCTGTTGATTGGGCATTTAAAACTAGTTTTATCAATGTATTACACAAGATACGAGAACTAAAACAATATCCAGTATACATTAAAGATAATACAACATATTATCAACAATATATTGATGAAGTAAAACCGTATCGTACCAAAATACGCGAGTACAAAATAGCCTATAACGGTGTTGATGCAGTCAATGCTGCTACTAGTGATTTTGACTTGCCGGCATATTATGACTCTACTCTAGGACGGTTCAGGAGTCCAAGTGGAGAATATCCAGCAATTGACGGCCCGTTATACGCAACCCCGGACTATCAAGACTGGAACAATAATTTTCCTAATCAAATTGACAATATAGTGCTGGCCAACAAAGGCTCCGGCTATACCGTACCACCAAGAATAACAGTAATTGACTCTGCAGGATTTGGTACTGGAGTTATTGCCATCGCAACCATAAATGAATTATTGGGCATAGTTGAACAAATTACTGTGGTTAATGCGGGGCAAAACTTCCGCGGAAAACCAATAGTTATAATACAAGGAAATGGCACTGGCGCAACAGCATACGCAGTACTGGCCAATCACAAAATACGCAGCATTAAAACACTATTAAAATTTGATAGAGTAACATACGAAACTGATATAACAGAGTGGCTTCCTGATACACCATATAAAGAAGGTGCAAGAGTAAGCTATCAAGGCATAGGATATGTGGCTAAATTTGCAGTTCCAGCTGGCAACTTGTTCAACTATTCAATATTTGTAGAAATTTCTGATAGTGAATACACTACTGCACTGGATAGGATTGCAGCAAGATATAAACCCAATAAGTATCAAGTTCCGCGTGAGTTTGATAGCAATACCGGTATTATTGACACAAGTCGTATAGTTCCAAATCCAAATTTGGCCAACCGTGTGGATAACACTGCAGATGTTGTTAACGATACATTTATGTTATCTCCTCCAAACTACGATGAGGTTACTGGATTGGCCAACACAGACATCAACATTACTGGTGGCGGCATGCTAGAAAACACTATTGCTGATATACCAGAAGAATTGGTCCCAGGAATTACATTTGATACATTGGATATGACTGTAATAACCAATTTGAATGGTAGCGATCCAACGGATACTACTAACCGGGCGGCATATAGATTGGTCAAGGATACAAACGATACTACAGAATTTTATGCAGTATCAGGCGCCCGCAAAACGTATCTGACAGAAGCTTTAAACTACAACGACACAGTAATACAAGTTTACCGCGTCGGTCCATTGATAACAAGCGGTATGCCAGCAACAATCTTCATTAACGGTGAAAAAATAGTAGCCAATCAATATGATTCACTTACTAATCAACTTTCTGGATTGATCCGTGGTGTGGGTAAAACCCCAATTCCGCTAGTACATGAAATAGACAGTCAAGTTAAATCTGTGGATAAATCGTTAAAAATTGTCGGAGTGTCTAATAATCAGACTACTACACATAAATTTAAAAAATCTATAAACAGCTTTACTACTACTTTTACAGTAGAAGAAACATTGGATACAGTGAAAAATCAATTTGCACTATATATTGGTTTAAACAAACTGGTAATTGACACTGGTAATTCACCATTGGGCAAGAGAAAATTTAATGTAAATACTACCCCGGGAGATTATATGCTTTCTCTGGACACAACAAGTCACATCATTGTTACATTTACACAGTCAGCAATTGATCGAATTGCTGACGGTATACCAATCAAGGCGGTATACACTAGATATACCCAATTTCAAGACGGACCGCTAGAAGATTCAATGTCATCTATATCAATCTTTTTGAAGAATAACCCTTACTATTAATCATGATAAATAATAACATGAACCCAAATCTATTCACCAGCTCAGCCGATGAAGTAAAAAACAATAGCCCAAGATTGTCAGTATCATCGCAATGCGCCAAGCCTGACGAAAAATCAGGGATAGCGGTACAGGGGCATATCCGGATTTTTGACCCCAAATCCGGAGAGGTGTTTGTTAACAAACGTAATGCTATTCACTATGAAAATATGAGTGAAGCTATGGCCTACAGTTTAGCCAATAAGGGTGTTAGTTTTGTAACAGAAATGCATCTTGGTAATGGTGGCACTACAATTGATCCCACAGGAGTTATTAATTATCTCCCGCCAAATGTAAAAACACAGGGCAGCGATCTGTATAATCCAACCTACTATAAAATAGTTGATAATCTAAATCCACTGAATCTAGCGCCACTTAACAATAAGATGAGCATCATACATGTACCTGGTAATGTCTACAGTGATATTATTGTTACTTGCTTATTAGACTATGGCGAACCTGGAGATCAACTGCCGTTTGATAATGCACAAAACACTAATAATAATTATGTATTTGACGAGCTTGGTCTAAAAGGATTTAATTCAGCTGGACTGGGCCTGGGGAAACTGCTAACTCACGTGGTATTTCACCCAGTGCAAAAAAGTTTAAACCGTCAAATTCAAATTGACTATACTGTTCGTATACAGACTATCACTAATTTAACAAGTTAACTATATGCCATACGTAGTAAGAAAAACTAACGGTAGGAATTTACTCACTATCATTGAAGGTGAGTTGGATACTTCCACTGGACTTAGTCTAATAGGACGTAGTTATGCTGGATACGGCGAATTAATGGCAGATAATTTTGTTCACCTATTAGAAAACTTTGCCAACGACGTTGCCCCACTAAACCCACTAGAAGGACAACTATGGTATAATACCAGTACCACTTCATTGAATTTTTGGTATGTAGGTGCAAGTGCAGTAAATGGTGCCGAATGGCGCCAAGTAGGAGCACTTGGCCCACGTGGTGCTACGGGACCGACTGGAGCCGTTGGTGCTACGGGCCCAACTGGACCTACTGGACCTTCAGGTTCCTCTGGAACCATAGGAGCTACCGGCCCAACCGGCCCTACAGGACGCACAGGCGCCACCGGGGAGACTGGTGCAACAGGTGATACTGGCGCCACCGGGGAGACTGGCGCTACTGGAATAGGTGCAACCGGGGAGACTGGTGCAACAGGTGATACTGGACCAAGCGGCTTACCAGGCACAGGTAGCGCATTTGAAAGCGGCACACAAACCATATTGGGCACAGGACCAAATCAAAACATTATAATTGATCCAAACGGTACAGGTGTTGTAGAAATCAACGCACCTTCTCTAATTCCGGCAATCACTAACGTACAAGATATTGGCAGTACAATAAAACGCTGGAAAAATAGTTATATTAATTCAATTTATTATGGCGATGGCAGTATTGGTACCAGCGCCAACGGAATTACAGGAGTAGCAGCCCCCACAACAAAAAATGGAACCGCAGCTCATAAGCGAGGCATGTTTGCATTTGATAATAATTATATATATTACTGCACCAGTGATTGGACCGACGGCGTTGCCTATATATGGAAGAGAATACAGTGGGGCGTATGGTGATAAATAACATTAAATCTGGAGTAAATTAGAATGGCATACAATATTACATTGACAAACGGTGACTCGCTGGTAACCATAGCCGACGGTACCGCTGATGTAAACTACACCAGTTTAACCCTAGTAGGTAAAAATTTTGCTGGCTACGGTCAGTTCATGAATAACAATTTAGTTGGACTATTAGAAAATTTTTCAAACTCAGCCCCACCTGTTAATGCACTAGTTGGTCAACTATGGTTTGACGCTGGTAATCGTCAGATGAAGGTTTATACCGACAGTGGCACATGGAAAACAATTAGTGCTGCTACAGCATCTAGATCAGCACCACCAGACCCCGCAATTGGTGATCAATGGTTTGACACCTTCCGAGAACAATTATACATTTGGGCCGGCGCACCTAGCAATTGGAAGTTAATTGGCCCGCAATATTCATTGCAGCAAGGTATCACTGGTGCTGTGCCCGACACTTTAACAGATACCAATAGCATATCGCATGTAGTTATTAAATTTTATGTAAATGATATTGTCACTGGAATTTGGAGTAAAGATGCTGCGTTTACCCCAGGTACAGAATCTGTAGTGGCCGGGTTCACTGGAACAATTCGCCCAGGATTAACGCTAGCTGACTTAAACCCGCTATCACAAACCATACATGGCACTGCTGATAATGCACTGGCTTTGGGTGGTCACCCAGCTGCCAGCTATGTGCGTAATGACACTCTAGATCTACAGACCATAATTGGTCCAATTGAACTTGGTAGCGAGCTAACTACAACTGATGATGACATACACAATATTGGATCTGCAGAATTCCGTTTTGCTGAGGTCCACGCAGTTACATTCCATGGAACTGCTACCAGCGCATTATATGCAGACTTAGCGGAAAGATTTACAGCCGACGCTGAATACGCACCCGGCACTGTTGTAGCACTAGGTGGGTCACATGAAGTCACAATGGTACTTGATGCACTGAGCGAAGAGGTATTTGGTGTAGTTAGTACTAATCCAGCGTATTTGATGAATAATACCCTGATCTCAGTCAATTCTCCAGCAATTGCGTTAACAGGACGAGTACCTGTTCGAACAGTTGGTTTGATTAAAAAAGGCAATCGCCTAGTAAGCGCCGGGAATGGCATGGCTCGTGCAGCAGAGCAACGTGAAATTACCCCATGGAACGTAATTGGTAGAGCTCTTGCAGATAAAACTGATCCAGGTGTTGGCACTGTTGAAGCAATTGTTAAAATAAGTTTTTAAGGACTATACATGGCGTATGCACCAGGCGGCATTGCGTTAGCAGCCGATTACGATAGACTAGTTACCGCACCCGGACTGCAACCCAGTGGCGCAAACGCCGGACAGGTATGGGGAGATGGTTACGGTAGGTTTGGCTACGGACAATCCAATACGTATATAGCGCCAGTGGCTGTGGGTGATCTTATGCGTACACAGGAATGGAACAACCTTGATTACATCCTGTCAAAAATAATAGGACATCAGGGTTCCGTGTATGATCCCACAATATATGATCCTGGGTATGTTAGTGTAGTAGCTGGCACTCCTATTAGGACATATCAACACTTTGAACCGTATACCCTTGAAGGTTATAATAATGTAGGCAATGTATACGCAACTACACAGGCACCTTTTTCTACTGGTGTATACGCAGTTGGACAACCAACAAAATCTCATGTCACTAGTTATACTGGCTATTGGGGGCATACTGGGGCACGAACCCTACGGTTTACACAGACACTAACATTTGAAACTGCCGACTCTGCTAGATATTTTTTCAACTCTGGCGGCAAAATAAGATTGTCCTTGGGACATACCGGTGGCACTAGCGCACGTGATGGTTTTTGGAACAACATGGTTGGTGATATGGGCACTATATCAATTGATTATAGAAACACTCGTAAAATTGGTGGTGCTGGCATCAAGGGTTCTAATTACACAATCTTAGATAATACCAATGGCGGGTATTGGGCCGGATCGCCGGCGCAAGAATTAGAACACTATAGACAGTATGGTCCAAAAGAATACGGATACGGATACGGGTACGATAATTATAGTTATCCGTACAATTACAATTACAATTACAATTACGAGTACGGCTACGAGTACGGTTACGGATACTACCAGGACTCTCGAGACTATATAAAAATTTTAGTAAAAACATCCGGACCCACTGGCTTGCTAGGCGGATTAGGTAATGTATTGACTATTACTGTGTCTCTTGTTAATGGCGAAGTAATTACTCCAGATTCGTCAGACGTGATTGATGGTACTACTAGTTTAAGTTTAGTGCCGCTAATTCCAGGCACCGAATTCCTTGACACCAAAGACCCAACGTGGGACTACATCGATTTTAATGGACTGGTGTCGATGATCTGATTAAATACTAAACAATCAGTTTAGGATATAATCAACATGGACAGTAATAAACTCAAAGATCTTGCCGACGCCCAATTTGCAAAATCTGCTTTCTTGACCAGCCTCAAAGAAACCTACGATGCTAAATTAACAATCACACACAGGGGAGGCACATTTATTGCACGTCCTGAATTGATTGCATTTTTGAATAGTTGGCATGACGCCGAAATTCACGTAGAAGATATCTACAATACCCCAATCCTAGCAGATAGGAATGCCTTACTAGCTGAGGCCAAAGCTGCCTATCGTATGGCATCGGTGCACTGGGCTACAGAAGTTCAACGAACAAACTCAATTGATAAAGATACCAATGTCTAAGGGTGTGGTTATATTTGCCTATAACAGCACTATAGATTATGTGTCAATGGCGACCTTGGCTGCTAAATTGGTCCAAAAACATCTAGATATTCCGGTTACATTAATAACAAATTCAACAGATGTAGAAGCTGGTGTATTTGATCAAATTGTAATACAGGATCTTGTTGATAAAGAGTATGAGCGAGTATTTAAGTTTGGATCTGGGTCCAAACGAGTAGTCTGGCATAATCAAAATCGCCCCAGCGTGTACGATCTTAGTCCATATGATCAAACTCTGTTAATTGATGCAGACTACTTGATTTTTGATTCAGGTCTAAAATACTTGTTTGATACCAATCACGATATCATGTGCTACAATTATGTCATTGACATAACTGGCAGTAGAAGTTTACAACGAGGAGCACAGGTTGGCCGCCCGGGAATTCCCATGCAATGGGCCACTGTGGTGTATTTTACTAAAAACAAATTAGCCCAAGGTGTTTTTGAATTCATGCAAGGCATAAAAGAAAATTACCTTTACTACGCTGGCGCCTATAATTTTATACCACAACTCTATAGAAATGATTATGCACTAAGCATAGCATTGCAGGCACTAACCGGGTATAATAATAAAAACTTCAAATCAATTCATGGACCACTGCTTACTGCTAATACCGGGGTTGATATAGCAGAAGTAAAATCAACAGGAGAGATAGTTTTTACATGGAATCGTAAAGGCACAGAAACATTGCCAGCTGGTAAATCATTTACCGTGTTAAAAGATACTAACATACATATAATGAATAAACTAACTATAACTGACCTTGATATAATAACACAACTAACAGAGCTTGCACTATGACACGTGGATATCTAACATTTGTTCAAAATAATAATAAGACTGATTATTTAACCATGGCTTATGCACAGGCCATGAGTATAAAAGCTACTCAAAAAATCAATAACTATGCAGTGGTTGTTGATGAGCACACTCGTAGTTTTATTACAAAAAAACATTTAAAAGTATTTGATCATGTTATTGACATACCTGGGGAAGACGACGCTGCCATGGATAGCTGGAAATTAAAAAACGAATGGAAAGCACTAGCAGCATCTCCGTACACAGAAACTGTAAAAATAGAAGCAGATATGTTATTTACAAATTCAATTGATCACTGGTGGGATATAATGTCACAACGAGATGTCTGCTTTACTACCAATGTAGTAGATTATCGCGGCACAGTTTCTAATAACCGATCATATCGTAAAATATTTGATCAAAACGGTTTGTTAAATGTTTATACTGGATTTTATTATTTTAAGCAAGGACAACCAGCTGCTCGATTGTTTGACTACGCAAGGTTAGTTTATGCCAATTGGTCGTTGTTTAGTAAAGAAATATTAACAGGAATTGGTCAACAAGGCCCCAATACTGATTTAGTTTTTGCCATAGCCGCCAAGTTATGCGGAGACAATGGATTATATAACCCAAATGGATCAGTGCCTAGATTTGTACACATGAAAGGTGCTATAAATGGTTGGGAACCCAATAGGGACTGGCGCACAGCAGTCTATCACCAATTTGATAAGTCTACACTAACAGTGGGTTTTGCACGGCAGCAATTACCGTTCCACTACCATCAGAAAAATTTTGTAACTCCTGAACTAATCGATCATTATGAAAAATTACTTTCAAACTAATTTAAGACCCGAGGTCATAATAAAACCTAGACCAGTAGAACTACGGGTTTATTATGATCCATTAACAAAAAATTGTACCCATAAAACCACGGCAGTAATACCTTCAGATGATAACTATATAGTTGTCACTATTGAGTTGTACAACAGTATAGATATATGCTCAAATTATAAAATAGTTGACAACAACATAGAACGTGCAGAAATGTCAGGGAACGGTTATAAAAATCTAGTACTTGATGATGGTGGTAGATTTTTAACAATAAAAAATAATATGATATTTATAGTAGATTCAAAGTATAACGGAAAAACTGAACAGTGGGGGTATCGATGCACATAAGTGTAAACATAAAAGATTTAAGTTGTATATTTCTTACCTATAACGAACCTAGGCGTGAAGAATTCTGGTCAACAATCATGAAAATAATACCCTGGGCTAAACGGGTTGACGGAGTAAAAGGAAGTGATGCTGCGCACAAGGCAGCGGCTGCTGCCAGTGACACTGACAGATTTATACTAATTGATGGCGATAACTTACCAGAATCTACATTTTTTGACCAGGTACTGTCATTTAATAACAACAATATGGATTCAGTATTGCGCTGGCGTGCTAGAAATAATATAAATGGATTAGTATATGGTAATGGGGGTATAAGTTGCTGGACAAAAGACTTTATTAATAACATGCGTACTCATGAAAATACCGATGGTAGGCCAGAAACACAAGTTGAATTCTGTTTTGATCACAGATACTTGCCCTTGTGGAATTGTTATTCGATTACATATCCAAATCACAGTGGACTACAGGCTTGGCGTGCTGGCTTCCGTGAGGGAGTGAAGATGTGTCTAGATCGAGGTCGTCGTGTCTCAATACATGAATTTTTAGAAATGCAGAATCATCAGAATTTAGAATACTTGAACATATGGCACAGTATTGGTGGGGATGTAGAGAATGGGCGTTGGGCCATATATGGTGCTAGATTGGGCACATATAAGGTCATGCTGGAGCCAGACTGGAATTATACTGATGTACAGGATTTTGCTAAATTAGAAAATATGTTTAACTCCATTAACGTTATGTCGTTTCAAAGTCAACAAGATCACTATAGAAAAATTTCAAAAGAAATTAAAGACCGGTTGGGACTACATGTGTTAGAAATGGGTCCGGAGCAGAGTGCATTCTTTAAGAAATTTTATAAGAGATTACATAGAAACAAGGATATAATGTCATCATGACAACCAAACAAGAGTACGCAAGACTAGAACATGCAGATCCCACTAACACAGAGTGGTTTGTGGTCAACTGGTGTTTGGGCAACACCTGCAATTTCAGTTGCAGCTATTGTCCTGCTATACTACACGACGGTAGTAAACGCTGGCCCGAGTTTGATGATATCAAACGGTTTATACTCAAAGTAAAAGAACAACACCCAAGTAAGAAATTATATTTTGAGTTTACTGGCGGCGAAGTTACCATGTACAAGCATTTTATACCGCTATGCGAGTTTTGTCGCGAACATGATGTTAAAGTAGGCATGATTAGCAACGGCAGTAGAACCCTGCGTTGGTGGGAGGAAAACAAGCACTTTTTCGACCATGTATGCCTGAGTTTCCACCCTGAAGAGGCAAACGCGGACCACTTTTTAGCAGTGGCGGGTATACTACACGATATTGTTAAAGTTCATGTTAATGTCATGATGAGTCCAGATAAGTTTGACGACTGCTACGCACTGGCAGAACGGGCTACAGCACTATCTAATATTAGTCTAGCACTGCAACCCTTGATACACGATTTTGGAGACCAGCTGTACGATTATACAGCTGAACAAAAAAGTATTTTTGACCGGCAATACGCTCTATTAGGCAGCAAAATAAAACACACCAAACGACAAAAAGTTTATCGTGGCAGTATGCGTACAGTAGGAGAAGTTAGCAAGGTGTTGTCTGCGCATTCGTTTATTGCCAACAGTACTAATAACTGGTTTGGGTGGGATTGCTATGCTGGTGTTGAACAGCTGATTGTTGACATGGATGGCAGCATACATCGCGGCTGGTGTAAAGTTGGAAACAGGATTGGCTACATATGGGATGAAAATTTACGCCTACCCACAGTACCAGTTAGATGTAATAAAATCATGTGTCATTGCAACTATGACATCATGAGCACCAAGGAACGAGTATGAAACAGTTGATAGTTCTGGCTGATAACGGCAAAGCAGATGCCAGCATCGAAGACTTGGTAGCATCAAAGCTGAATCAATTTAAAGGTTGGCATTGCGATGCTGGTGTACAGAACCTGTATATAGACTTTGATGGTGAAGTTTGGGTTGCAAACTGTGCCAGCGCCATGACATTATTTCAAGCCAGGCAGCTGGGCTATGTAGCAAAAGAATGGGGATACCTGGGAAAGATTGGCAACAATTTTACACTGCCAACAACAGGCATCTCCTGCATTCATAAAAATTGCGGTTGCGGGTCTGATATTGTTATAACCAAGTTCCGCGGTGACGATCCTGCCGTACCGGCGTTTATACAGCAGCAGTATCACAAGGTCAGTATACCAATTGAGTCTGTAAATACAATATCAGCAGTGCGCAGCCACCACCCACTGCCTAAACAAATACTTTGGGATATTGGAAGATTTTGTAATTACAGTTGCAGCTATTGCTGGCCAGGAGTACACAATAAAACAGACGCACACAAACCATTGAGCGTGTTTAAAAATACTGCCAACTATGTAATAGATAACTGGAGCAATGGCAATCAAATACGTTGGTATTTTGGCGGCGGCGAGCCCACACTAAATCCTGACTTTGAACCGTTTGTGGATTATTTGGCTAGCAAAGGGCAGTGGGTTATGCTGGTAAGTAACGGAAGTCAAGGTCCCGGCTATTGGCGCAAAAATGCCGATAACTATAATACCTTGATATTCAGTGCTCACTTTGAATTTATGAAACCTGACTTATTTGCTAAGAATTACCAGAGCATAGTTGGTGTAATGAAAGCTGGCGCTAAGAAACTCAATACATACATTGTCAAATTAATGACCAAGCCTAACGAGATACAAAAAAGTATTGACTTTGTTGAAAGTCTAAAAGCCGCTGTTGATTACAATAATCTCAGCAAAGAATTAAAACAACAATTGATGTTTGACATGGTACCACTGCGAGATATAGATGATGGCAGTCAGTTACATAAAGGCTATACCGAGCATGAATTGGTGCAGGTCGGCAAGTTTAACAGTAGATAATTACTTAGTACCAATCACCATAAATCTAGTAAATGACCAATCAGGATAGACAAAGTCTTTAGATCCTATGAAGTCTATCTTGGCAAACTCATAGTTGCTGGCAAAATCAATTGCGCTATGAGAATGGGTGAAGTGATCATCATGTGGCATATTGTTGCCTTGTAGTACAACCCTGGTGCCCCGAGGTATATTATTCCACCAGACTTGACTTTTGAAATGCTCGGTACTGGTATTGATCACTAGATCCATGTCTGGTGCTTTGAAATTATTGCAATCTGCTGTGATGGCCTTAAACTGCCAGTTTTGCCATACCCAGTACTCATTGAACATGTCGGCCATGCGCTCGCATGTGGGATCTATATCTATGCTGCGTATGCTATTGACCTTGAATTTTGCTCTACTCAATAGCAAGAATCCTACCATTCCGTACCAGCCACCATAAACATAGGTACAATTTGACTCCCATCCCAGCTGTTCTAGTTCTTCGCAAAGCCAAATTTTACTGCCAATTTGCCCACTGCTAAATGCATCATTGTTTATTACGGACATCAAACACTTTCTTTAACCACACATGGTCGTTTATTAATCCAAGCCGTTCATGGTTGTCTTTATTTGCAATACCAAATATCTCTCCGTCTATGGCACCTGCTATTGCATTATCCCCATGTAACTTACTATGTCCGGTAGTTTTCCAGATATGCAATCTCAATTGATTGTCTTTGTAATTATTATTATCAATATTGTCTGCTGCTAGTTTTGCACACTCTCTAAATGCAGTACGCCAGGTATTAAATGGGTTGGTATTAAATAGACCAATATTACTAATTTCCTCAATAACTTTAAATTTATTTGCAATGGAGGTAGTCACATCTGGCTTATCTGTATGGGCAGTTAATAATGTTTCTTTGGGAAATATTTTAACTCCACCGTGCCCATAGCTTAACCTATTGATAGGATTTTGTGAATGGAACACAAACACACAATCTCTATCAAATATACTAGGTATATAGTTAAATTTAAAATCGTCTAATATGTATGCATCGGCATCAACTACATAGAACATGTCTGTTGTGGCTATTCTTGCTGCTTGTTTGTGCGCTGCTAGCAATCCATCAACACCATCAACTCTTTTAGCTGTGGGTTGAAAATCTAGGAGCCGGCGCCAATTGTCTTCGGCATTGTCTTCGTTATAGCTTAGAAAAACTATATCCAATTGTTTAGAGAGATTAGGCGTGATACGTCCCATGTCTTTATCGCCTGCATACTGCTCGGTTGATTTGACTCGCCAGACCCAAATTTTAGTGCCTGCAGGTGTAGCAAAGTCAGGATCAAGATACCATATGAGATCGTATTTTAACTCCCAACTTGGTATTTTGTAGTTTGGAAAATTAAAAACCAATGGCAACGAATCATTGAATTCTATTTGCATTGATCCGTTCCTGCCAGTACTGGCTCTCTGTAAACCACTTATAATAGTTCTGAAAACCTTCTGCTACGTCTACTTGAGGATTAAATCCAAAATCTTGTCGTGCAGCATCAATGTTTAATGCCCCACGACTGGGAAAATCAGGATCTTTATTGCCTACCAATAATTGACCACCACCGGCCAATTCTAATGCCATCTTTGCTGCTTGTAGTAATGTAACACTATGACTTTTTGTGATATTGTATGTTTTGTTTGCAGTATTTGTGCTTAATGCAGCAGCTACAATACCATCGGCAGCATCATCCACATAAGTAAAGTCTAGCGTTTCTCGATCTCCGTTAATTTTGAGCACTCCGCCCTGCATTGCTGCGAGCATGAATTTTGAGACCACTCGGTCTTCAACGTCAAGCGGTCCATAAACAGCACTAGGACGAATAATAGTATAGTTAAAACAATTGCGACGAGCGTAATCTGCGACAAGGTGTTCCCCTGCTAATTTCATAATACCGTATTGGCCTTGTGGCCGGCATACAGCAGTTTCAGTTACATCATCTACAAAGTCTCCATATACCATGCTGCTGCTGATATATAAAAATTTCTTTACATTGGTTCGTTTGCTGGATTCTAATAGATTAACTAGGCCTTCTATCATCACACGGGCGCCCACGGCAGGGTCAGCATTGACCACCTTTTGCCTTGGGAAACTGGCCATATGTATAACTGTGTCAAACTGTTCAAATGTAAACAAGTAGTCTATATTCTTTTTATCTGTAATATTATATCTATAGAAGCTGGCTTGTTTGATTTTTTTCCTACGTTCAACAAGCAAGTAGTCCAGTTCCTCTTGCGGAATAATTCCGTAGTTGGTCTGGATATCTGTTATTACGACTTGGTGACCCAATCGTTCTAAACGAGCAACTACGTTATGTCCGATGAGACCTAGTCCGCCAGTTACTAATATTTTCATACTGACATCTCCGCTGTTATACTGGGATGTGAAACATACCCAACTAATCTTATATCTTGCATAGTAAATTTAGTAATATCTCGAATACTGGTATTGAGATCAAGTCCTGGACCAGGTAATGGTTCACGCTTTAGCTGTTCTTTTACCTGCTCTATGTGGTTCAGATATATATGTGCATCGCCGAGTACATGAACGAACTCGCCTACATCAAGACCGCACACTTGAGCGATCAAGGCCGTGAGCAAACTGTAGCTAGCAATGTTAAAGGGTACACCCAAAAACATGTCGCAGGACCTTTGATACATCTGACAGGACAGCCGATTATCGGCTACATAAAATTGTGCAAAGCAATGACACGGTGGCAAGGCCATGGATTTTAACTCTCCTGGGTTCCATGCTGTTAATATATGTCGTCGACCGTAAGGGTCTGCTTGAATACCCTGTATTAGAATAGATAGTTGATCAATTTCTTTGTACATTGGATCAAACCATGTTTTACCATACTCATCATTGATATCAGGTTCACCAATTGGAACATGACTTCTCCAATGTCTCCATTGCACACCATATACTCTACCCAAGTCACCGGGGTACTCTGCATGTGGCTGCCAATTGGGTGCTGTGGCATTATCAGTCCAGATGGTTTTCTTGTCTTCATCTCGCGTACCATGGAGAAGTTCAGCAAGACGCCGCTCATCCCCCGAACCTTCGATAAACCACAGCAACTCGCTGACTACACTTCGCCAAGCCATCTTTTTACTAGTAACTAAAGGAAAAGACTCAGTTAGATCATATCTAACTTGCCGACCAAATACACCAATGGTACCGGTACCGGTGCGATCTTTTCGCATTTGTCCGTTTGTTAAAACATCTTCAAGTAGGTCTAAATACGGCTTCATAAATCTTTAAGTATTATTGCAGTTATAGGTTGTACCAAGCGAGCCACTTCGTCAATGCTAACATAAAAATCTACATTCTCTATGTAAGAATCCAGCGTTGTCAATTTATCATTGATATAGTCTTCAATGTCACTGTGGCTAACACCACTAGCAGTCATTTCGGTGATATTGATATCAACTCTAGTACCATCAATTAGGTGTACCGAAATGCTATCTAGTACATTAATTGGGACATCAGATTTCTTTACACTCTTGACTATTGCTTCCCACTGTTCTCTTACTGTGAAGTTAAGTTTTTTTAGCCGGGGCCTTTTTCTTGGTTGGTTTGATGACATTTGATGTTACAGTTGGGTCAAGGTCTGTTGCTTCCTTAGATAATCTTTCAGCTTCAGCGAGTAGTTGTGCGGCATTGGCTTTCATTGTTTCTGCCTGTTGCAAACGACTACGTGCAAGATCTGCATCAGTTAATGCACCGCCGGTACTTTCGGGAATCGTCGCAGGCTGACTACGACTTACTGGACTAACACCTAATTCTTTAGGTTCGGCCCGGCTCCTCTTACCGCTCATGCCACGATTGCTGTCAATCTCAGCCATGCGGCTGACTGCTTCTGCTCCCTGGGACATTTCAGTCAACAACTTGTTAAGTTCATCTAAACGAATTGAACTTGTTGGCGTTGGTGTCATGATAATTTGATTAGTTTGAACTTTCTTAATCAAGTGGCTTTTGTGCAATGCTTCAAGACTGTTGACCCCGTCACTCATCATGTTCCTAAACAATGCGTCAGCAAAGTTCTCAGCTTGCTGACCAACTGGGCTTTCCAACACACTCATAACGCTGTCATGATATATTCTTGGCAGTAGATCGCTATAGACTATTAGGGCCATATGATCTTCATTTGGTACTTTCCTAAACAATACCACTACTTTTTTGTCTCCGTGTTTGCCTACGTGTTTATACATATTAAATCCTTATTGAGTAGAAGCTGATTCTGTTTCAGCCGGGGGTTCAGTTGTTGCGCCTGTGCTCTTAACAAACGCACTTAAACGATCATACAGACCACCAACTCCAGACAGCTCTTCTGCCCTAAATGCACCGCGCTGAGTACAGGTATTAATCACTTGTAATACATTGACTAAATCCTGGATATTTAATCCTGGACGACTTTTGGGTGGTGCTTGGTCGCTAGTTATATCGCTCATGTTTATCTCCATTAAAAAGCTATACACATATTTACTCGGTACGGAGCCAATGGAATATATTTCTGAGCCTTAAAATATCTGCCAGGATTGATTTATTTGATCTAAATGTAATGCAAAGTAAGTAACTTCGTATGGCCGTTCAAAAGCCACAGTCATACTCATAATCAATTGATTAGTCTCAGTGTCAATATGATACTCGTTACCAATATAAAATCTGCCAGTTAAATGTTTATATATCCAATCAGTGATAGTTTTTTCTTCTGCACGAAGATCAAATCTAAAACGTTCAAAATGGGGAGGACAATGTTGTAATTGCCGCAATCCAAATACGTTTAGTGGATTAGCTTCTCCCTGTACCAACATCACTCGTAGATCCGGATCTTCAAGTCAATATCTTCTTCTTGCGGCAATACTAGTTTATCTTCTAATTGCTCTAGTGCAGTATGCATGAAGCTTTCTGTAAGATGAATTTGACGAGTCATTACAGCGATTTCGCAAGAGCGAACCAAGTCTTCTAATGCCTGCTCCCGTGCCATCAAGCGCACTTGCAGATCATTAATAGTTTTGCGAGCATCTGCTAGTTTACGGATCTTGCTGGCGTCAATTACTTGCATATTATTCCTTGTTACTGTCGTCGTAATGTGCCCAAATGCCAAAGTCGGGCTCGGCACTCTCATTGCCTTTGATAATCCAAACAGTGTCGCAGTAGTCTTGCACTTGTTCTGGGCTCCAACCAAAGAAACAGTAGTCAGTGAACATGATCAGTTTCTTTGGTTGCACCTCATTCTCTTTGAGCCATTCCCAAACACAATGAGGATCAGTTCCACCACCACCACCGGGTTGGTATTCGCTAATGTCGGTATTGCTGTCGGCAGTAAAGTCCTGCGGATTGTAGACTTCAGTATCCCAAGTCAATACCTTGATGCGATAGTCCTGATACGAGTCCATAATACCTTTGACTTCGCTAAGAAAATCCCGCAAATCGTCATTGCTAATACTACCTGAAGTGTCAATTGCTACACATACGTCAATGGTTTCTTCGGGTCGCATACCTGGAAGAATGGCATCCATATGCCAGCCGCGTCGGCTTGGACGTGCAAACGTAAAGTCGCTTTTGATGGTGCTTTGAATTTGTTGTTGCAATAGTTCGCGCCAGCCAATCTGCGGGGCAGTCAAACTGCCAATCATTCGTTGCACATTGCCAGGGATATTACCTGCACCTGCTGCCTGCGCAGCCGCTAATACTGCTTCTTTAACTTCGTCGCGAATGGCTTTCTTTTCTTCAGCAGTTAACCTGGGCCGACCGTTGCCCGGCTTGTCACCATCACCTTCGCCCTCATCTCCATCCTCACCTTCGCCGTCCATGTGCTCGTCTAGTATCATGTCGCCAAGTTTGCTAATATCAATCTTGTCGGCATTCTTGTAGAGATCGTCGTATACTTCTTCTGCACTCATGCCGTCATACTTGTTGTTATACAAGATAGGCACCTTGGTAATCTTCTCACCAATACGGTATTCGATCAAGTCGCTGTTAACACAATAGTCGTCGGCAATGTTCCACAAGCGCGGCTCACGATCGCCCCGCCGTCCCATGTGATCATATACTACATGCAAGACCTCGTGTCCAAATAAGAACTCGCATTCCTTAAGACTTAATCGGTTAATGAACTCGCTGTTATAGAAAAAGTGACGCCCTTCAGTTGCCGCAGTAGGGCACCATGCGTCTGCGTTTGTCAATTTGAGACGTGTTGCAAGGTTACCAAAGAATGGTGCCTTGAGTAGCAATCCCACGCGGGCGGTAATCAGTTTATCGATTGCTGCCGCATCTGTTTTGGGATTTGTTACTGTTTGTACTTTTGACTTATCTGCTAGTGTAGTATCTGACATGGTATTCCTTATTAGTTTTTGCCGCTAGCTGCCACAACATACTTGCTGTACTTAGCATGAAATGCGTTAAAGCTGGCAATTTTGCTAGGCACAAAAGGAAGATTGTAAGTAGTCAACGCAACACGAGCACCCATAACCACAAGTTCAGTGGTAAAATTTTCCATCATGAACTTGAAGAAGAAGTTGGCCTTATCGTGCCAATCGGCAATTTTACCTGCCTTGTTCAACTTGAGGTAGCTGTCTTGAAGTTCGTAGCACAGACTCACAGTCAAAGAATACATTGCTGAGATTTCTTTTGTCTTGAGTTCGGTTACTTTGCCAGAAAGAATATCAATTGGATCCGGCATTTGTGCAGAAACTTTGCGGTGTGCCATGAACTTGACTGCAAGCCCTTCGCCAACAGTACCTGCAATCAGGTCCATGTTGGTATCTGCACTCTCGTCGTCATCGAGCAATTCGCTTACAAAGGTCCAGCTGCGTGGAGTAGCAAAGCTACGGCTTGAGCTGCGTGGGTCAAAGTCGTATAGGTCTTGTTTAGCAAAGGTCAAGTAACCAACCACGTCTTTGTGGATTTTGCGATTAACTGCCCAGGTCTGCCAAGCGTCAAAGTCAGTACGCATTTCCAAGTGAACAAAACGATTTGCTAGCGGAGTAGGCATACGATATGTAATGCCCTTGTCGCTTTCGCGATTACCGGCTGCAACAACCACCACGTTATCGGGCAGCTTATACTTGCCCACGCGACGATTAAGAATTAACTGGAACGCTGCACCTTGTACAGCAGGAGCCGCTTGATTCATTTCATCAAGGAACAAGATAACAATAGGATGCTGAGCCGCCATTTCTTCATCAGGCAGTTCAATAGGGGGGGCCCAATCCATTTTGCCGTTGTCTCTGTTAAAGAACGGGATACCGCGGATGTCAGTGGGTTCCATTTGTCCCAGGCGAAGGTCAATTGTAACGCCGCCTAGTTCTTCACCAATGGTAGCAACAAGTTCGCTCTTGCCAATTCCGGGAGGGCCCCAAAGGAAAATAGGGCGTTTAGTTTTAAAGCACCGCAGAATGCCTCGACGGGCTTCTACAGAAGTTACTGTACGATTTTCGCTAATAGCAGGAGCAGATTTAGTAGCCATTTAACAGAGTCCTTTTTGTTAAGTTATGTCTAATTATACACTAAAACAATAACTCATGCAAGCGTAGGGTTATTGTTTGTTGCACAAAAACAACAATTATGTAAACTCAAATAAGCCAGTCTCGGCCAATTTTGCCCTACGATCATCGGAATTTCTGCTGCAATGGTGCTCAAATCGCTTGGTGACCAAGCGATGACATGCCACACCTAAAATCTCAATATTACTGGGATCTCGATTTAGGTTATTACCATCAATATGGTTAATATCTAATTGCTGTGGGTCTATCACTGCTTGCTTGCAGTAACACGGAAATCCATAGCGTAGTCCACCGTGATTAGCACAACCTTGACTCATTTTGAATTTGTCAACTTCGTGCTGTTTGCTATTTCGATGTATTTCGCACACTTGTTTATTTTTGCCTATTTTATGTTGCCCCACGGTGTTATTACACCACGGCATGGAGCACTTTAGATGTTTTAGAGTAGCCATTTTAAATTGGAAAATGTTGGTAATGAGAGTCTAGGTTCCATGCCAACATGTCAACCGGAGTACCATCGTGCGTTTGCACAGTAATGCCCAGGCTTTGATACCGTTGCCAAAACCAATAGATATCAGGAGTAGTTGATCCTAATTTGGTTGAGTTCAGTTTCTTGTGCTTGGCCTTGCTCAAGCGACACGTTGGGATGTTCATGGCTTCATCTACTGTGATACGCCCTACCAACAATAAGTCACGAGCCACTGCCGCAGGAATGATGTGCTCAAACTCGGTCTTGGCCCCGGGCTTGAGCCCCATTTCAAAATAGTGAGCACCAATGTTTTCCTTGATAGCATAATTATGATAGCGGCGTAACAGGAAGTCGATTGCATCGCGGATCAGTCGCGCAAATTGATCTTCTACCTTTAGCAGTCGGTAAATTCGAACCATAAAATTAAGGCCGCGGCGCACGAATTTATTGGTGGCATCGTAACTGGGTCCGCCACGTTTGACTGGAGTGGGTTTCTTCTGTACGAAACCGTCCAGGCGCTGTTGTAGTGGTAGTGCTGCCATTTTAGAACAAGTCCTTAGCGTCAATAGCAAACACGCTGAACGGTTGCTTGGGATATGGAAAGTTGGCACCTTTAGGAGCGGCCCAAGTGGTGCTCATCTGTTGCCAAAAGAACGCAATACCTTGCGGGGTATTCTTAGCATTACGTGGGGGTTCAGGCCACAGGTGCTTGGGCACACCTTTATGCATTTTATTATATGCATTGATGTTGGCGTTATGTACCTGAACCCAATATTCGCTCTTGGCATCAAAGTTTGCATCAAACAAGTCAATGCAATGATTTGTTAAGTCAACGATTTCTTCATCTGAGTAGCTGATATCTTGCTGTTCGCACAAGTTCAAAAACTCCAGTATGATAGGACTCTCTTTGCTGTTGATAGCTCGTTGTTGCACATCTACAATGTGCCCGGCATAGATTGAGAACTTGCGTACCACTTCCACGCTGGACTCCATTATTTCATTAAGGCGACTCAGCGCACCAATTTCATTGGTGTTGTTGAACTTTTCGGCAGTTACAAACACACCAGCTGCATCAAGGTGTTGCCATTTAGCATGAGCATGTAC